GCGATAAATGTTTTACCTGTTCCTGCTACACCATGACACATTATGTTTTTGCCACTATAATATGAATTAAATACTCTCTCTTGCGTTTTCGTCATGGGTTCTATTTCTTTTATTCTTAAACCCGTATTTACTTTCTTTAGTTTTCTCTTTTGTTTATTCGTTAATGGTACAATATTGCTTTGAAAAAATGAGAGATTGTGAGACATTTACACTCCTTGTTAATCTGTTGCTGACATTGGTTTCTCCTGTATTTTAGAATAAGTCCCCTTTCTTACTCCATGTTTTTCTAGTGTTGACATAGCTTTAGCGTGTTTGGTAGTTCTACCACCAAGCTTATCTGCAAGTGCTGAATTAGGGTGTGCTTCTGCGATACGGGAAAGATTTTCTTTCCACCCATTGTCATTCTTTATTCCAGTGCCACTTATCATATTAACTTTCACGATTTGTTGGGTGATGTTTGGGTTTTGCGAAAGATATTCTTCTCTCTGAGAGATAGACATCATTTCTGTAAAGACTTCATCTGTGTCTTTGTTCATAAATGTATATAAAGGCATTAATGCTCCTTGTTCATCATATCATATTTATACTGCGAAAGACTCGCCACAACCGCAACTCGCCTTTGCATTTGGGTTAATCACTTTTAAATAACTACCACCAAGCTCTTCTACATAATCTATTGTACAACCAAATACAAACATTTCTGCTATAGGATTTAAATACAAATTTCCTACAGTAGCTTCTTTATCTGTTGTTCCCCATTCATACTGAAAACCCGAACAACCACCACCTTTAACAGTGAGTGATACATTCGGGTTGCCTACTTTTTTAAGATACTCTTCGGCTGATTTTGTTAAGCTAATTGGTACCATGTTGGGACACTTCTTTTTGTCCACTTTGCAAAAGAGTTTTTAGCCGCTATATAATAGTTATGATATGACTTCAGTGAGTCACCTTCTACTATACAATCTGGATAATGACTCATCGCAGGTGTGGGTTGTGTAAAGGGTTTATCAGGAATATTCTTTGGAGACATAGCAAGCAATACACGTAGCTTTAAATCTGTAGAATGCTTTTTGCCATATCTATAAGTATACTCATCACATAAAGCAACAAACAAATCATATAGCCATCTATAGTTCATTCTTGACGCTCTAGCCCATACTGCTGATGGGTGATGATAATGAACTGCTTGATAAAAAGTTTTGTCGTAGTAATCATTTTCGAAACGATATCTTTTGACTTTACGGCCATTCTTTGATAGGCCAGTATATTCTACTGCATCTAGCATTCTATGTGCTGTCGATAATAACTGTGCATACTCGACAATCATTTTGACAACGTGCTTGTCAACATGCATCTTTGCACATTTTACTGGATCTGGATCTAAATAAAATACATTCATAATTCACCTCTCATAATATAATCAATCAATTGTAGCAACCATTCTTGCTCTATGTCTAGTATAATCCATTCGTGTAGCTTTGTCAAGATAAAACAAACTAACACTGATAACATGGTTAATCTGAATAGTAAACTTTTTAATTGTGCTGACTCTTTTATTTCGTACATTAATTATCATGGTAGTCGCAGAACTTTATGAGCGAACCATTTTAAAAATCTCTTGATACTTTTCTTTATCCAATTATTGAAAAAGTGTCGTATCAATCTAATAACAATCAGTATCGGTGAAGTAATAACGTCAAGAATTAATAATAAAAAGTCAACTGTAATGTCGATAATAGTATCGACATTCCATAAACTTCTAACTCGCTTCTTTAGCCTCTTCCACAACTACTTGTTCTCCGTAGTGTAAGTTAAATTTCTCTGTTGTGATAGCGTAACAGTTATCTATATTTAGTCCAATATTAAACAACTGAGTGTTATCAGGTACAACAAAAGTGAATCTTATATCTTTATTTTGATTCATAAACCAATGTAAATAATTAACTCTATGCTTACTATCTTCATATGTAGCATGAGTCTCTTCACCATAGCCTTCAGTGTCTTTGTATACATTATCTGTATTCTTTTCTTCATCTTTAAAAATAAAATCAAATCCTAAACAGAATAGTTTTGTAGCACCATGTCGTATAGCTTCTCGCATCGCATTCATTCCTGCGTTTGAGCGTCTACCTGTAGTTTCTTCTACACACTCTTCATCTGGTGGTAATATTAGTTTAGTATCTTCTACTACGCCTTCTTTGCCACCCATTTCTATGAGTTTCTTAAACTGTTCATCAATTACAATGAGATAATCAAATCCATCAAAATCTCTGTAGAGTGCATTGCACCCATATATTTTGCCTTTGCCTACTAAATCATTTAGATTTATAGGTAATCTACTAGGGCCATTTCCTATAATAAAAGCAGTACTCATTTTAAATAATCCTCTATTGGTTTTTCTAATTCATTTATTCTTTTTTCAAGTTCATTAATCTTATCAGCCATTCGTTGCATCTCATGTCGTATGACATGATCAGTTGTAGATGTAAAACCTTCTCTCTTTTTAGAAGTAAAGTCTAATGTGAAAGCCTCTTCTGAATCCAGTATCGTTTCTCTGATTTCATCTAGTTTTAATCCAGCATCTGGATCTGTAGCTTTATCATATGTCATATAATCTCTCCATTCGTTGCTAAAACCATCAGGATAATCCATTACTTCTTTTCTCCATTACCTGAAGAACGTATTGCAATTCGCTAATTATTTTATATATCCACATTTGAGTCATTCTATCTTCAGATTTTTTTCGCTCTTCTTTTAGTTGCTTTATTCGTATCTTTATATAGTCTTTTGGATCTACTTTTCTATTTCTTCTCATTTGAGAAACAACTCCGATAAATTACTACCACCAATTTTACCCTTAATGAAAGTATTAAATGCAAGACTAATTCTAGTTTTGTCGCTTTTTACTTGATCGACATGATGTATAAGTTTTGATGGAAATAATAAAAGAGTATTTTTTCTTGTAGGGTACCACCACTCTTCACTGTTCCATTGATTATATTCAATTGGATTCATAAACATTGTTAATTTATTTAGCCACGGTGTTGAAAATGTTATAGTATCTGATTCATCAGTTTCTATGTAGTATACACCAGATATAACACTGTTAGGGTGACTATGAGCATGATGATACTCACCAGTTTCAGTATAATTAACCCAAGAAATTGTTATGAATATTTTTATATCTTCATCTATTTTGTATACATCTCTAAAATAAAGATTAACTTTTTCTGTTAAATTTTTCTTTAGTTCAGACAATTCAGGATTATCAAGTATGTAATGATCATTGGTGTGAGTATTTCCATGATTGGTTACTCTATCTTTAGATTCTTGAGTACGCTTAAAGAAGTCTAATTCTTCTTTTGTTAATTCTCTATCTAGTTCTGTAGAACCTAAAGCTACAGGAAATAAAGCTTCAATTTTCATAGATAAGTTCCGTCTACGTTGTGTGTTTTACTATTACCCCAAGCCCATACTATACAGTTCCACATACTTCTTGAGTGTCTCATGCCTAGAGGATACTGTGAAAAAATAAACTCTACAAAAGATAGAGGATCATCAATACGATTAATTTCTGACTCTCGCATCTTCTTATAGTGTCCTACAAAGCGTTTTATTCTGGCATACATTAAATATCCCTTACTCTATTTCTTAAATCGCTACTACTAAACCTATGTTCTCTTTTATTGAAATATAATTCTATGTCTCTTTTCTTACATATGTCACGGCCAGTAAATTCTTTATCTCTATACTCTTCACCTAATATTCTTACATCAATATGATACATCTCTAATATATCTTCTAAGTCTCTCTCTGTAGAATATGGAATTATTTCATCGACATATTTCACACCATTCAACTGTGTGTATCTTTCAACTACTGTTTGCACTGGATAATTTTTCTCTTTTCTATCTATAGTAGGATCTATCTGTAGTCCACACATAAGATAATCACATTGCTCTTTTGCTTCTCTTAACATTTGTACATGTCCAGCATGTAGTAAGTCAAAAGTACTTGCAGTAAATCCTATTCTCATTCTTCTGCTTTTTCTACAACAGTTGGTTTACACCATGCTGAATAATTACCGACTAATCTATCTTCATGTACATTGATTTGCTTTGCGTACCAAATACACTTCTGCATATTTGAATACGTTAGTTCCGCTTCTACTTCAGAACCATTCATTATCATTAGTACAAAAACTAACTTAAACATTTTCTTCGTTTCTCATCTGATCACGCACTCCTTCAAAATAAGAATCTACTCCACACAAATAATTAAACCAACCAGTCGCTATGTACTTATGTTCTGTAGGAGATACTATGCCGTTATGTATATGAGTAAAGTCACTAGGCCAAAGAAGTGTCAAACCTTTCTTTGCTTTTGTAGTTAGATTTTGAAATCTAAAATGAGTACCACCACCATCTTCTACATCATTTAAATATGTCATAAAAACTAATACTCTATCATAGTAGAAATTTCCATTTCGTTCATAATGTTCTGCAAAAAAACCTTCACCTGGTTTGTAATATTGTATATTAAATGCATCAGACATTACCAATTTTCCCATATTAATATCATAATAATTAAAATATGTTGTGCAAAAATCAAAAAGTATATGTTTATACGTTTCTATAGTAGGGTGACTACAAGTGGGCCATACATTTACATCAGTAGATTTTTTAGCATTTGGATATTCTTCTCCTCCCAGACTAGTACCAGGGTGCTTATAGTAAATCTCATCTTTATGAAACTTAATTAATTCGTCACAAATAGAAGTATCTTCCATTTGAAAGGGCATAACAAAAGTAGAGTCATCAAATTCTGGAATTGTTATTTCTGCTTGTTTCATTATTCCCAATCTTTGCTTAATCCACCAAAACATTCCATTACGAATTTTTTAGTTAACCCTTTGTATGGTAATCTTCTATCTTTCATTCCTAATAATATTTGAGCTTCTTCTGCTGGTAAGTTTTCTAACATATCTACAAACAATTGTTCTCTTCTTACTTGTTTTAGATTACGTTGTGCATCGGTATTACCTTCTGTGAAAAGATAAAATCTACGTACTTCATGATGAAGTGCTCCTTGATTATCCCATGGTGTTTCATTCTTTTTGTATGGTGGATCACCTTCTGGTAATAACCACGTTATTAAACCATTATAAGTAAACTCTAAAATTATACCCATAGCTGGTGTATAATTTTCTCTTAGATGTCTTATTTTAGCATTTTTGTTTGTTATTTTTTCATTCTCTGAAAATATCTCATGAAATGATTTAGTAGGCATCAAAATTCTCCGATCTTATCTACAAGATTTTTTAATCTATTCTTTATAAAGTAATTTAGTAGTCCACTTCTCTGTGGTAATTTATAATTATCATATTTCTCATTTATTTGATTTACAATAGTTTTAGGAACACAAGATAGATTTACTAAATTTTCATTTCTTTTGTAGTTTCTTAACATCACTTCATTACAGAAATCTCTAGGATCTAAGCCTATCCATTTCTCTATCTTTTTAGATGCAAGTGGTTTTTGTCTAGTGCCTGTAACGATAACATTATCAGCAGATAAGAAGTTAGGTACACCATCACCTCTATCACCTCTCATAATATGTTCACGTAAAAAAGATTCAGGATTACTAATACGAATCCACTTTTTTAGCATAGGAGAATATTGATCAACATTCACATATTTTTGTAGCTGGCCAAAATCTTTATCACCAGATATAATTAATATTTTCTGATCATCTTCTGCTTTTAAAGTTTTACCAAAACGATGACAGAGAGTGCCAATAATATCATCAGCTTCTGCTCTATCTACTTGAATAACTTTATATGGAAATGTTTCTTTGAGTTCATCACGTATTTTATTGAGAATACTGAATATATGATTCCAATCTAATGTTGATGCTTCTCTGTCAGCTTTTCTATGTGCTTTGTAATAAGGAAAAATATCTTTACGCCAGTAATTCTTGTCATCACAAGCAATCACTAGTTCTCCATATTCTTCTCCAAATTTAACATTGTACATACGAACAGAATTTAGAATCATATGTCGTATGAAACTTTCTTCTATCTCGTCATTGTTTCTTTGGAGTTGTATCATCAAGTTACTAATCATAACTTGATTTAAGTCCAAAAGTATCATAATATCAACTCTATTTAATTATCTAACTTTATTTATATCACACTATAGAGCATTTTGTCAAGACTCATGATGGAGGTAATTCTTTGTCCCTCTTCTTCTTTAGTTCATCATAATGAGCAACACGTTTTTCAAGCCATTGTACGACTTCTTTGTTTGTTTGCTTGTTATCTCTATTGGTATTAAGTTCTCTTTTTAGTACGGCCGCAGTTTGCATGTCTATACTATTCATCTTCCTTCTTTCCAAAATCGAGTGACATTTGTTCATCATCACTGAGTTCTTCCATACCAGTGAGTTCGACACTTTCATCAATGTGATCTTGAAAATGATGGTGTAGTCCCATGTTGCGATAGAGTGATGAACGGATTGTTTCTACAGTAAAAGCAAAGTCTTTCATGAACTCTTCTTTATCAATATTAAAACCAGACAAAGAAATGTTCGCTAAAAGATTACTGCTATGCTGATCAACAACATTGTTAATATAAATTTCTTTGTTCTTCTCTATACTCTTTTTTAAATCTGATAGAGTTTCTTGTTCAGGAGGAACATAATCATTTGGAAATTTAACAATATTGCTCATGTTTTATTTATTTTTATAGGTCCTACACCATCATAGACAGTTCGAAAACTAATCTTTTTTTCTTGGTCCGCACCATAGAATAAATCTAAGTAAACACCAGTTCTTAGATATGTATTGAGATTACGTATGTAACCCTCAATTTCCATAAGTCGTGACAAAGCGCCTTTGCTATTTGCACGAACATTTTTTCTCAAGCCTGGTAGCATCGCTTTATTATACACTAACCAAGCTTTCACATTGTTGTAGCACAAAGGGTGTTCATCACCTTTTGCCAGCACATCTGGGTGTATGTGTGACAACTTGGGCGGATTCTTTTTCATTCTCTCCGCTCTAGCTTTTGCTAGTCTCTCACCAGCCGCTTTACGGGCTTCTGCGGACATTCTACGTCTTCTTACCATGTGCAACCTCCATCATGACAAATTATTAATACTACGTATCCGATAGCGAATATCGAAAACAAACTTACTGCATCTAATAGTGTTTCTGTGACTTTGATTATATATTTTTTCATTTTACCTCTCTCAATCAAATGGGAATGGGCCCCATTCACCGTTTTCATCTGCCCGATCTATTTGGGCTTGAATTTTGCCAATCTCTACAGCGAGAACGTGTAAACCTTTTGCAGTGTTTTCTTGCAACAGGAGTTTCATTGCTTCTTTAAGCTTTTTTTGATGTTCACGTAATTCAGTATTCACTATCATATTACCTCTCTTAACTATAATCTTCTAATTCTGTAGTTTCGATAGAAAGCAACTGATCAGCAGTGTGGCCAGCTTTTTCATATTCAGCGATAGCAATCGCTTCAGCTTCTTTTGCAGTATCGCCCCATGCACCGGGATATGATGCAGAAACTAAAAACTTGTCACCATCTTTAGTGGTATCAATGTACTGAATAGAAGTTGCGAAAAATGTTGAAGTCATATTTTTTTCTCTCTTTTGTTAAAAACGAATCACTTACACTATTATAATAGCATATTGACAAATTAAGTCAAGCACTTTTTTGTGAGTGCTATCCAGTCTAACCACTGGGCTTGCATTTCAAAGAAAATCTTTCTAGCATCATCATCATTGTCAAAACCGACTTCAGTAGCGAAATCCATTCCGCTACAAAAGAAAATGTTTCTCATGTGTAAATCTATTTTATTTCTGTTGATTACTTTGTGCAACTCACGGGCAGTTTTTGCAGTGCCGACTAAATTGCCAGCACCGATATAAACACCGATTGTTTTATCACTGAGCGTATCTATAAAAACTGAATCTGTCATATTTTCTCACTTTCTTAACGAATCATCTTATACTATTATAGTATCAGGTTGTGAGAATATGTCAATAGTTAATGTAGATATTTACTTAAATTATTTCCTGACTTGCCTACTCTGTCACGATTTTCTAATATCAGTGACGTAACTTTGTTATAGGACTCTTCAGTTAAATGTGTCCTGTACATCATCATAGCTTGTGCCATCATAACACCAGCTAAGGCCATGGGATTAGTTCCCTCTTCTAGTTTTTCCATAATTAAGTTTAGAACATCTCTGAAGACATCATCTACATCATCTTCAGGTATGTTATCAAAATCATCTATACTCATCTTCTCACTCTACATCTAGGACAGAAATTTGCACTGTCCAGTTCTGAACCACAATATGTACAATAATTTGTAAAAGAAAAAATTGTAAAAAACATTATTTTAATCCTCCATCTGATTTAGATAAAAGCAAATCTATTTTTGCTTCAATTCTATTTAGATGCCTAACTACATCTCTGAAATCAATTGTAGTAGCATTTGATATGGGTTTTCCCATATTGAACTCTTCTGAGATATTTCTACCACCAGCTCCAGCACTTATGCCCACAACTTGATCTTCGATAGATTTTTTTTCTTTTTTATTTTCCTGTCTAAGCTTCCAGCCTATCCAGTCATACCATCTTTCTGGTTCTTTATCCATCATTAGAAGCTTGTGCTTTCTTTATTTCAAGTAGTCCATTTAACATACCAGTCCACTGATTTGCTCTAATGTCCCAATTATAAGCATTATCAGCCCATTGTTTAGTAAATTGTAATTTAGATTGCATCTCTTCAGAGTTATGATTATCAATTGCACCCTTTAGAAAGTTTGCAAATACATTAGCGTGAAATTGTAAGTTTTCATTCCAATGATACATTGTAGCTAAACCACCAGTTGTTTCTGGTAAAGCACCATAGTTAGGACATACTACTTGAACACCAGCTGATATAGCTTCTAAAGCTGATATACAAGATGTTTCTTGCCAAGTGCTAGGATATGCAAAGATATGTGCTTTACTTAAAGCTTCTCTTACAACACTATTTGGTTTGAAACCATGATATGTCATACCATCATGTTCTTCTATTTCTTTGTATAATGCTTTGAATGGCTCATCTCTTTGTGGCCACCCATAAGCTTCAAATGAAG